ACCCTAGTTAATGTCGTTGATAGGTGGAAGAGAGGCTAGAAACCCCTGAGTTGACCTGTTTGTGAGGTTGAGGCTGTATAATAGTATTATCAGGTTAAGAAAGGAGAGAGCACAAGTCAATGGCTAATCAAATAGCAAAAGTCATGATAGATAGGCTCTGGAGGGGGCTTGGGGATAGGGATTAGGTGGACTATGGCCTTAGTGTCACCGTGGTAGCTTCCCTGCGCAAGCCATAACCCATTAGCTTTTCTAACATCTCCATAAGCGGATAGAAAATAGTCCCCCTCTATGTACTGTCTGTATTCCCCACTAAACTCAAACTCCCTGCCTTCATCATCTGTAATCTTGATTGACATAATCAGCTAACTCCCTTTCTATGTATCATCAGTACCGATACCGCTCCCTACCCTCATTGTCTATATATTTAATTGACATAGCCCTAGCTCTCCTATCAGCCTCTTCCTTTAACTCTCTTGCGAAGTTATTAAGGTCTCGACGGACTATCAAACCGATGGCGACTAACACCACGGGCCATGCGAGAGTACCAACTATAGCAACAGTGATTTCCATTCCCGACATTATGTTAATTACTCCCTCTTTCAACCGGCGTTATGGGCATTGAGTTAACCGCTATCTCTTGCAATAGCTCCATGATCACAAAGTTAGACATAGCTGTTACTTGTTGATAGCAGTGGGTGCGAAACTCCTTATCCTCGGGTGTATCTGCTGCGGTAGTCTGTACCAGCGCCAGTGTCTTCAATATCTCATCCCTCTGGTGTTGGTAGTATTCAGTGTCCATAAGTATTAGCTCCTTCAACTCTGATATACCTAATATAGCTATTATATCCCCCTATTCTCTTAACTACCACACATAGGGGGATGGTAGAATCACTTTTAGGTCACAAGAGCTTTGAGAGCTTTTCAGCGTTCTCTATTGCTTTCTCACAGTTCTTTGCACATATCTCAGCGGGTTGTGCAAAGGGGATAGCCCTCACATCTGGGTGATCTAAGTATCTGAGGGCTTGCTTGAGTCTTGCTAGTAGTTCCTTATTGACTTTTGCTATTTGATTAGCCATTGACTTGTGCTCTCTCCTTTCTTAACCTGATAATACTATTATACAGCCTCAACCTCACAAACAGGTCAACTCAGGGGTTTCTAGCCTCTCTTCCACCTATCAACGACATTAACTAGGGTTCAGACGGCCCCCATAGTGTCACAGCAACCTCACAATAATGAAAAAGCCCCCTAAGCGGGTCGATACGCTCAGAGGGCCTAAAGGAGGTGCCATAGCGGGGCCTAGAACAACCCCTACACAAGCTATTTCATTATACACACTTTTGGCCTAATTTCAAGTGCTTGTAGTGCTGAACCGGCTATTCAACCCGGTATTTCCGCAGCTAGGCCACCTTCTTACGTAGGTGGTTTCTCACGGCGTCCTAGATTAGACGACCAGCACCTAATTCCTATTATACACTCACCCACACTAATTTCAAGTGTGCTAGTACCCTTCCTATAGGTGCCTACACCCCATTCTACTAATTGCAAGCCCTATTACCACTCCAATGCCTAACTCAATCCAATATCACACCTTCTATTCTATATACCCTGCTTAATACCTGTTTCAGCCAACACTGTAGTAGTCCTAGCATTAACCCGCTTCCTATTAGGCTTTGGCGGGGGCAATCCTAATGCCTCTAGTTCCTTCATAGCTTGATTATGCCCTCTATGACCACCCCTTTGCTCCATGTCATACACACACTCAGATAGGGGGCAACTCAAGCAGCTATGATAGTATCTGCACCCTACATCATGATAGACGATCTCACTAGGGCTAGATATTTGCTCAATCTTGGCTATAGAGGTATATCCTTCACCCATAGAACCCTTACGTCTAGTCATTAAGTGGTCACTCCTTCATTAAGCTCTTTAGGCTCTCCAAGTACCTTAACCTTAAACCTATCCCTCAAGCTATCCAAAAAGGGCCTAGATACGGTTTTACCCTTTTCATCCACAGTGGATATAGTGACGTTGATTACTTGGCGATTGTCTTGGTTAAGGGTGTTTGAGGTCTTGTCTCCTGTATCCATTACTAGAGGTTTAGGAGAGCCATCATACCCCAGCCATTTAGCCCTCATGCCCATAATCCGTAGCTGAACATTTGTCCATTTGAGTTCATCCTCTGTATCGATAGCGAAGGTAATCTTGTTCATTATGTCGCGTTCCAGCATATCTAGGCGCTCTAACTCCCTTTCCCGTCGCCACTGATACTCTTCGGTGTAGACTTCGGCTAATTCAGCGTCGATTGAGCGCTTATCCAGCACTACTGTGGAGAGGGCTACATCTAATTGAACAGCGATCTCACGCATGGTGTAGCGTTGGATTAGGAGATCAGCAACCCTGATGCGGCGATTGGTGATTGCTAGCTGATTAGCTACCTTTTTGGCCGCTGAGAGGCTGATTTCTTTGGCTGATTTAATCTCTTTGGAGCGACGGGGCAATTAAAGCCTCATAGAAAGGTTGAGTTAGGGGTTTTGGTGGCTTGGCTGTATTGTATTGATGTAGGGTGTGTAATAGATGCGATAGATAGGGTAACACAGATTTTAGGTGGTTGGCAAATCAAAGGCTGTGTAGTATCTAGGCTATGGGGTATATAAGCTACGGGTTATCCAATCAGTAACAGCCCCTACACCACCCCAAAAGCCAGCAGTGTATAGAGGGCCTATACTGTTCAATAATGGCTCCTTGGCATCCTCTAGTTGTGTGAGCAAGCCAGTTAATGCCTTTGTGAGTTGGGCATCTGATATCAATGGACAGCTAAACTCACAGGGAGAACAGGCACTATTTCTCTCTTCGTCTGTCAGCCTCAATGCATTAAGGTCTAACTCTTTAGCCATTACCTATCCTTCTGATACGCTCCAGAATATCCACCACAGACGTAGCCTGATTGAGTTGCCCCTGTAAGTCGCTTGGTATAGCTCGACCCGATTCCCACAGGTTACGATGGGCAATAATGGCGATATCACGCTTTTCAGTCCATAGGGCTATTAGACGATTTATCTCATCTATCATCAACCCAATCTCCTTAGTACCTTTTCAATGTCGGGTGGGTCATAGCTATCACCTTTAGTTATCTTATGTATAGTGGGTATTGATCCATCACCCTCTTTGGTCATATTGGATCGGTGTACCTCAGCAATGACAGCATCTAGATTGATGCCAAAAGTTAAAGCCGTACCATAGATAACGTAAATCATATCAGCCAAGGCATCTGCTACTTCCACTAGATCATAAGCGTCCATTGCTTCTTGAAATTCTCTGTGTTCCTCTTCAATAAGATCACGGCGCAATTGATACACTCGCGGGTCTAATTGGTGTGGTGTGATAGGAACTGAATGCATAGGTACCCCAAATCGCTGGTAGAACTCTCTAACCATATCTTGTGGTGTCATTATTCCTCTTCTACTCCTTCCAATCCCTTAGTTTCCCTGTATATACACACTTTACATAACCAAACAGAGGTACCAGGGGCTATAGTATAGAGTTTATAGGCTGAGTTGGGGCATTTAGGCGTATCACAGCGTCTTTCGGGTTCAACTACAGGTTTAGCTAAATAGGTTACATCATCGCCTAAAACAGGATAGCCGCAATGACCAGTACAGTGTTCTTCACCACTTCCAGGCGGATTACAATTGCAGCGTCTTACAGCCATTTTATCGCTTCCTCTAAGTCCTCAATCTTAACCTTTAGCTGTTCATTCTCCATCCTCAGTTGGGTAATATACCGGCCAGCATCAACCAACTCATCCAACGCATCTTGCCCTGCATCTCTGCCATTATTGGTCATTAGTGGCGTGTTATAGGTCTCTATTCCCTTTCTATACTGTTTATCCTTGGTATTTACCCAATCCACCACGTAGCGTTCTTCCACTGGCTTTGAGTTAGGGGTAACAGAGGGCATAGGCTGCTTGGATTGCTTGCACCTAATTGTATTAGTTATATATATAAAGGGTCTTTTAAGGCCTTTCATTCCTCCCTATCCTCTATCTTCTTATGCCTTAACACAGTATATTCGCTGACTTCAGTACTCTTGCCTATGATCTCAGGGCTTACACCATTCTCTAAGAGCCTCTCCCTACTAAGGGTTTTACGCTCTTGGAAGGATAGGGTAAGTTCACGGGGTATGAAATTCTCTGAGTTGCGCAGATCAAATACCTTTACTTTAGCTGTTCCATCAACCATCTCAACATCGTACATCTTGGCTGTGATGGCTTCCTTCAGTTCATCCTCTTTAGCCTTGAGGGATTTCTGGGCTGATTTGATGTTCTCTAGTTCGATGACTTGAGCATAGAGGGTAGGGTCTATTAGATGGGTGGGTTTAATGGTGGGTTTAATAGAGGTTTTAGTGGACATAATGAGTTATTACTCCTTCTTTATGCATAAGGCTCTATCTACTCTATCACGTAGAACTGTTGGAACCTTGATGTACCAATCAATACGGTTGTATGCCTCCTGTTTCAATTCTTGTAGGAGCGCCTTTAACTGTGTACAATCTTGGCATTCCGTCATCTTGATTTAAGGGTTTCAGATTCTTTCATATCAACTGTTCCTTTAATTACTTGATACCCTTGCTAACTACTGCATAGGTTATTACTCCAATCCAAGTATCTTTAGTGCTTCAGGTGGCCATTTTGTTCCAGAATCCCAATCGGTTTCTGACTCCATTATGTAACAGTCTTCAATTACACCATCTAATTTCAACTCAGGCACTGCCCAAGTGGATGCTAAGAAGGTATAATCATCCGTTACAGGCCCCCCCTCTCCATAAATACTCCCCCCAGTCCACTCCCAATCAGACCTTAACCCCGCACTAGCTTCCCTACATTCAGACCGCATGATACGCTCTGCTGCCCTTTTCCAATCGAATACCATTCGTTCCTTATCTACATTGGCTTGTCCTAGAGCAAATGCCTTAGCTGTGTCCATGTTGATTCCTCCATTCAGTCTTGCCTTGATATAACTAGTCTACTAATACCTAACCTTAACTACAAGCCAAACAGTAGACATTATTTGTAACAAGGATATCACAGTAATTCTTTAGCATTCCCCCAACTGGTCCCACACTTCGCCTCAGCTAACAAGGGCACATCAATTTTAACTGTATTACATAAATTCCATATAACCCAAGCTGCTAATCCTCTAACATCCTCAGCCCCACACTCAAGCACCAACTCATCATGTATCGGCAAGAGGAATTTAAAGTCAGCGGCCCCCGCCCCTACCCCAAACGCTGGCCTACCTTGATAGATACGATTGGTAGCTGCCTTAAATATATCCTGCGCCCCCATCTGAATAGGCCCATTACCCGCCTTTCTTTCCCCCTCTGCTTGGATATAAGGGAAGGGGCATTTAAGCTCAGGGATGTAGCGGATGCGACCCATTAAGGACTTTACATAACCATTACGACGGGCAAAGGCAACGGTCTCTTGGGTAAAGGTCTTGACTTCAGGATAGAGGGTGAAATAGTCGGTTATGAGTTGTTGGCAGTCTTTAAGGCTCCAACCTGTGACACCATTCTCTATCATGAGGTTATAGAGTCCTTGGGGAGAGATACCATAGACGACGCCGAAGTTGACGTTCTTGATGGGCTTGCGGTATTTGTCTAGTTTAGCATCTTCACGAGAGACACCGAATACGTGAGTAGCGGTATCAGTATGAATGTCGCCACCACCCATAAATAGAGCCAACAGATTATAGCAATGGCTTTCATGTGCCAATACCCTCATTTCAATTTGACTTAGATCACAAAAGAGCAGCACCTTATTGGGTCTAGCTATAAAGGCTGCTCGGACTTCCCTACCTAGTTCAGTGCGCACAGGGATGGTCTGTAGGGCTGGATTGGTGACCTTTAGCCTACCAGTTTCAGTACCAGTAATGCGAATAGAGGGATGAACAACACAAACCCTACTATCATCAGCTCTATCACAGGCCTCCCCAGGTTCTTCAACAGCATACTTAGGAAGCGTCTCACAATAACTATCCCTCACTTTAGCGATCTTTCTATACTCTAGGATGTGCTTAATAACTGGGTGATCTACCTTAGATAATTCCTTGTCAATGGTGCTGGCTTCCCTCTTGTTCTTGGTGCGCTTAGTAGCCTTGAAACCCAAGTCTTTATAGACTAACTGCCTGACTTGCACGTCGCTATTGGGGTTTATTGACGAGCCTGCTATGGATGCAACTTTATCAGCCTCTATTTGCATGAGAGATAGACACTTGGTTGATAGGGCTTTGAGGGCATCAAGGTCTACTCTCATGCCGGTGGTCATCATCTCTAGGGCTACGTCAATCAAAAGGCTAGACCTATTATTATGAGTACTAGTCCTAATATTCCTATTGCCTCCATTATTGCCAGAGCCTTCCAGTCCAATTTATCCATCATTTAATTCCTGCATAAATATGGATCATTTGGAGGCACCATCCTGAGAACACACCAACTCATCGAAAAAGTAGCTAAAGCACCTACTGAACTTCCCTCTCTGACAGACCCTGCGACAAAGATACCCCTGCGCTTTAACTCTTCAAATATATCATACGTCCTCCAATTGAGATCAATCATAGTTGCATTTCCCCATCTTGTGGGTTTTTCCACTACCAGAGAACTCTAGGCATGTGTCATGGAGAGAACGATCAAATTCATATTGTAGTGCAAATACCCCAGAAATGTGACCACACTTACATTCAAGCTGTATTGTTGCACCCTCTACATAATAGCCCATTGTGTCCTCATAGGTAACCACTATAGCGTTACATTTTCTGCATCTAAAAACCATTTCAAAAGTCATCGTCCCATCTCCTTCGGCAGGTTTGAAGACATGAGTATTTCCCCAATTAATTTGTCTGAACACCCATAACATATATGTTCCAGATACTCTGCTACAGGCGGTAGAGGGCGAGGATCATTAGGGTCTGGATAGTAGTCAATAGTTTTTGGATTACCACAGTATTTGCATTTAGAAGTGTATATAATCATTATCGTCCCATCTCCATTTCAAATATCCCCATCAATCCCTTCTCTATCAACATCCGCTCCAACACACCCCAAACCCTTAAGGTCGCATCAGCATCACGAGTTGAATAATACACCGCCTCATTCCTTGGTGCATCCCTCAAATCACTATCAGGCATAGGACCAATTTTACCCTCTACGATATCCCTCTCTCTCTGGTCAATATCGTACCATTTTTCGTAAGGTGTATAATCCTGGTCATATATACTAGACTTTATACGCGCTAGTATCTTACCATTGATATTATGAGGATGCTTAACTACATCCATCATCCTACCCTCTTTGTTTACCCATTCAGTATCAACGATCCCTGGTGGGTCTGGCCAGCCCTTAATAATACGCTTGAACTTCTTAGGATTTTTAGCCTTGGGATTGGCAGGTACCACTATCTCTTTCATTGGATAAGTAGCAGCTAATAGATATTTTAGTGCTTTAGCCCTTCTATATGGTTTGGTATATTCTGTGTAATCCTTCATCTCCATACCGCATAATCTATAGGCTAGGTCTTTAAGGCCCATAGGTAGTTGGAGTAAGTAGGCGGCTACCATGGTATCTATGGGGTTGGGAATGGTTAGAAACCGGGCATCATAGAGGTAGTTGTGGACTATAACCTGACTGGTCTTTCCAATAACTGTATCCAAGTTTCGTCTATCCTGTCCCAACAATCCATATGGTATGAACCATCCCTCTCCCGCCATATTGGATACTTGGATCGACCATAGCTCAGGTCTACCGTCTGCCCCAATGATAGTCTCAGTATCAAGGGCATATCGTGGTTGGGCAAGTATATCTCTAGCGTCTCGCTCATTGGTAACCTCAATATAGTTAGGGTTAGGATGAGGGTCTGTTAACCTAAAATCATCTGGGTTAGCACCTTTAGCTAATTGGCCAAGTACCTTGAAATCATCCTCTATAACCCTCATCAAACTAGAACGATGTAACCCACCAGCAGGATGATGAACAGGTAGGACTATTCTGCCATTAATATCATAGGGAATACCGTGTGTTTTATCCATATTAGCGGTTGGATCATCAAGCAGATATCGTGTAGCAAAGGCACCAAGAGCCACAATCATATCGGGTTGTACAATGGCAATCTCAGCATCTACCCAAGAATGGCAGGCCTCTATCTCTTCTGGTAATGGGTCTCTATCGTTCAGTGGTCTACACTTTACCAGATTAGTTATATAGCATTCTTCCCTATCAATACCAATACGTTCCATAAGATAGTTAAAATATTTCCCCGATCTACCTTGGAATGGTTTACCGTCCTTGTCCTCTTCAATACCAGGGCTTTCTCCTATGAACATAATACGAGCGGGATGGGAGCCATCGCCTGGAACAGGAGCAAGGCAACCAGTGATTAGAGGACAGCGGGTGCAGGCGCGGATAGGGTTATAGAGGGGGTTAAACATCCAAGATAGCCTGTACCAGAGCAAGCTCCTCTCTAAGCCATGTAATGTATCTATCTATACTATTAGCTAACTCAAAATCATTCGTTCTATATAATTCTATAAGCAGTTTAGTAACAGCATCATGGCTCTCATGTAGCTCCTGTGGTGTCATTCTTTTTCCTTCCTCTTTGGCTTCTGTGGTGCTCTCACCCATGACCTTGGCACAATATACCACCTGAACTCCGCTCCTTTCTCACCACCACACACCTGTATACTCTGTGGCACTACACCATCTGATTCCAACCGCTTCTGCCATCTAGTGATCATGGTGGATATCTCAGCTTCCCCAGTCTCCATGAAAGATATGACAGTTTCACGATCTGAGCGGGGTATGGCGAGGTCTGTATACTGTACTTTAATGCCCTCACGTGCCCACGTTTTCGAGCTTTTTAAGGGCTTTAGCGGTTTAGGTGACCCAAAGGTCAACTCAGTCATTATATATCCTTTTTCTCCCTATATTCCCTTATAGCACCCTCTAAATCGAAATGGCTACATTGATCAATTTCCTGCTGGCATTCCTCTTCTTCTACCCAATTATGCAACACATCATCCAGATCAACAGGATATCCATTATCCTCTATCATCGACATAGCCAAAGCATAACCTGCTAGAAATTGTACAGTAGCCATTATGTCGTCATTGTAGAGGGTATAGAGGAAGGATATCATAGAGGGTTTATGACGCATGAAATATACACAGATAGAGTCCAGTTCATGGCCTGTTGGTTGTGGATTAAGTTGGAAGTCATACAGATGTTTGCTACTACTGTCGTTCATTCTATTTCCCATCCTAGGGTCAGTTGAAATATAGGGGTTATCCACTCAGGGCAATGGCCTCTAGCAAACAATACCACACCTATTACCTTCAGACCTGTAAAGTCATTCATCCATTCCATAGAGGTTCCAGTGGTCAGCACATCATCAACTAGCAGCACAGGGTCAGACGGTAGCCCCGATTCGTATGGCTCTAACAGCTTGGCAAATCTCCAACCCCCTGTGGCAACACCATATACCCATCTGAATCTAAATCTAGCTGTTACTAATCCCACTATAGTATCCCAGTCTTCATTAGTAAGCGCATCGCATTCTATCTTCCAGCCCAATTCTCTGCCGCTATGGGATATGAATTTACCTGATTGAAATAGATGTTCATCTCTAGCCATTACACTTCTCTATGATATATTCAGCGTCTGTGATCAAGATCGAATGGTAGCACTCTTGTGAGTTAGTGTCTTGAATCACAAAGTCCCCATCGGTGTCTTTAATTCCACAGCACGAAAGTGGTATTCCCTCTTTAGTGTTCGCGGAACGGTCAGTTTCAGCAAACTTACATCTATATATTGACCACGGTAACCTCATCTCATTAGCCATTTTCACATGCCTCTATAATTCCTTCAGCAGTCTTCTTACCCACCCCTTCTAGCTCCATCAACCTCTCAATATCCTGGTTAAATATAACAGCACATAAATCAGCAGTGCAGCCAAACCCCTTCTCAAACTCCTGACTTAACTTCCACCCCACACCAGGAAACTCTTTAGCCACCCTTCTAATCAACGAGGGCTTGGTTAAGAATGCCGCTACAGGGTCTGGTGATGTAGCGAACTGCTTGAGGCTATTGTGATCCTCTGGTGGTAGCTGGAACATATTATAGATACCTAGCACCGTATTGGCCGTCTCTTTAGCATTGGTGGTGTGGTAGACCCTGACGTTGCAATAGTAGTTGATCTGGTTTAGATAGCCTTCAATACGATCATAATGTACTGTGGGGCTGCTAGAGTCTCTAGGGTTCAAATGATACACCACCCACTTATTACCCTTCTTGATCTCTATTAGGCCATCCTTGCCACATCTATAGAGGGCTTCTATTATGGTAAAGAAAAAGGTGAAGTTTGCGGCGTGTGCGTCTTGGATTTGTCTGAGGAAGCGGCCAGTATCAAGGGCGCAGTTAACCAGGTCACTTAGCTTCTTCCTTTCTCCCCATATCCAGACGGGTTGATTGTCCTGCCAATAGCCCTGGAAGTTGAAGTCACCACACTGGATGTCGTATGGTTGGCAAAGATGGCCTAGGTGTGGGATAAGGTCCGCATCATTGGGGGCTGAGGTTAGGTAGATGGGATTGGTCATAATTAAAATAGCCACAACAATCCTATTACAGTAATTAACCCTAATGCAATACCTAGAAGAATCTGATAGACCTCGTTCACTATACCTTCCAATTATGTACCAAATGTATCAGCGTTGACAGGTTGAAGTAATCCGCTACATTCCCCTTTTCATCAACCTGCTTGCTACTAAATACCATGCCTGACATCCCAATATTCTGCCTACAGTTCAACACTCTTAGATTAAACACTGGCTTCCCATCCTCACCCGTACCCCTACTAACTCTTAGATTAGCCTGCACCTGTTTACCCGTATCACCCCATCCTTTTTCAACCATCTCACTACCACCAAATTCCTTAGACATCTTGGTAAGTAATGCCGCACTCATTCTAGTACTATATATATCATCAATGATTCCTTTCATCTCAGCATTAACAGGGCCATAGTGGTGGGGCTGTACTTGGGAGAGCTTACCGAAGTTGGCAAGCCTACAGAGTTCATGAGCCTCAGTCCAGGTATCAATAACTAAGGTGCCTTCATTGATGAGTAGGGCAGCAGTGATAGCAGCTTTGACACCATCCCAGAGTCCTTTATACTCTGCTTGCATCCCACCCTTTCTATAATGCACCTCGTAGATAAACACCTGCTTACCATCGGCTTGGAATCTCTCAACTACCCCCTCTGTACCTATATCGATGGAGATGAACATGATAGGTGGTGGGCCTGTTAGAGCTAAGTAGGTCTTACCTTCCTTTTCTGGTGCAGCTATGTTGGCGATAAGGCGTTGTGGCGCAGGCGTGTAGGTGTCTGAGAATCCTGATGATTTGAGTTGATCTATTGCTGCTTGGTTAGTCATGACACCTCATGGCACTTACATCCACATGGTTTCTTATGGTATTTAATACCCCCACCATTCTTGCTAGTGGGAGTTACAATTCTCTTGGGTCTATGGCTACGCTCCTTACATCGATTTTTAGCTACCATCAGGCAACAAACCCCCTAAAGATACTGGCAATTCATACTCTAGTCCCCAAGCTGCCAGGAGATACTGCTTACTATCATCTTTCCTCATAGCAACCAAAAGTGGTGATGCCTGCTTTAATGGGACTACTACTTCAGAGATGTCAAAGAAATCCTTATGACGGGAGAACACAAAGAGTTCGTTATCCTTAAAATAACGCTTTGCACTCTGATGTTTTTCCCTAACCCAATCTGGCATCGGTCCTATATAAGTGCTTTTATATTTCTTGGTATCCTCGGATGGTGTATAGTAGGTTAGCTGATGTACTAATCTCCCCACATACATATTTCTTTCATTGAGTATGTATCCATACTCTCCTTGATTTTTTACCCATGCCCATCTGAATTTGAGGGAAATCCTATCTGCTTGGAGAGCGTGCATCATTTCCTGCTCTCTTAGTGAAGCTTTAAGTGACTTCCTTCGTGCCTTAAGTGTCTCCTTACTAGCAAGATCACGGAGACTATCCAGTTCATCAACCTCGGGTGGTAAAGCTAAGCTCTCAAATCCATAGACCTTTTGATACTGTTCAGTTGTAATCATCATAGTTCTATCCCCTCCTTAATCAAATACTCCTTAGTATTAACCAACATAGACCAATTCTCATCCACCTCATGCTGTTCAAAACTCACCAACCACACCTTTGTAACCACCATAGGAGCACCAGATCGTGGTAGGTAGCACAGGGGGAACCAAGCCTGCCTGACTCCCTCCATGTAACAATAGGCTTTAACCTGTGCCATCCAATTATAGTAACGGGTGGGGTCTGAGTTCTTTGCCGATGTGGTTAGCTTGGCCTCAATTACAGCCACACCTATATCGTTCTTTAAGGCCAAACCATCCAAGTTTGCTAATATACCATCCCTCTCACGCCTTAACATATCGTTATCAGATTCAGGGCCTTGATATTCCAACCCCAACCTCTCACAATACACCTTACTATAGGGCCTCACCACTGCCTCCCACATCCTACCCAGTGACATCATGCCAGTATCGTCAACTAGAGGGCCTGACTTATGGGGCATATCCCCCTTTGAGATCGTTATAGCCGCTCTAATCAGGTCAGTGACATGATAGCCTGGCAAACGGATTTGAGGTGGGTCTATGAGGTCTACAGCGTCACTGAGTGGGAATGGTATATTAGCTGAATCCATAAAAGCCTGCCCCTTTATCCTTTGGTTACATTACCTGCATCATCCACACTATACCCAACAGCCCTCAGAGTATCCTTGAAATCATTGGTACCTATGTGCCCCATCACGGTGTTTCTGGTGTTTTCATCATTGGCGAAGGTAGCACCTATCTTTACATAAAGGTCTGAGATGTTGAAGCTATCCTTACCCAACTCTGCTACTGCTTGCATACCATACTCAGATGGTGAGGTTGGAGGTATTGGCGTAGGTGGGGGCATAGTAGGTGGAGGTGGAGCAGGCATAGTTACAGTTGGGGGTACTGGTGAGTTAGCAGTACCATTAACAGATTGGGTAGGAGTGCTTGCTTGCCCACTTTCACCAGGCAATATAGTAACCTGCAGAGGTACCATAGTGGCTTTCC